GCGCGTCGAACGCGAGCGCATCGATGTTCGCGTCGTCGTCTATCGCGGAAATATCGCCGAAGTCGATTTGCTGTTCCAAGATTTGTGGGCGGCGATACCGTTCGAGCCAGTGCTCTCGCCTTATGGATGGACGCCCTGAATGCCCTGGACGACGCCAACGCTTCGTCAAGTTCGTGAGATGACGCGTGACGACGTGACGTCATCGCTGCAAGGCGCGGCTGTTGTCGGCAATACCGTGCTGCGTGTCATGTCCGACGCGATGGCGGGGCTCGCGCGGCTCATTCTCAAATATCTCGACTGGCTCGCCCTCCAACTCATGCCAGACACCGCGGAAACGGAGTGGCTTGATCGACACGGACAAATCTGGCTGGTGAATGCCGATGGCTCGCTCGGACGCAAGGGCGCGACGCAGGCAAGCGGCACCGTGGGGTTTACCGGCGTCCCCGGCGTGATGATCCCCGAAGGCAGCGTTTTGATCGCCCCTACGGGAGAAACCTACGAGACTTTGGAATTCAAGACGCTGCCAGACACGGGCGCGCAGCCGCTCGAAATCGCGGTCAAGAGCATCAATCCGGGCGCGAGTCAGAATCAGCCAACCGGCACGCTGTTGGCACAGTCGACGCCGATCTCGGGTGTTGATAGCCCCGTCGCTGTCATCGACTTGCGCGGTGGCACAGATGTCGAGAGCGACGATCAGTTACGAGCTCGCGTGTTGGCCAGGATTCGCCAACCGCCCATGGGCGGCTGCGCATACGACTATGAGCAATGGACAATGAGCATCCCGTCGATCACCAGGGCATGGTGCGCGCCGCGCGAGCTCGGCATGGGGACCGTAACCATCCGCTTCATGACTGACGCGCTGCGCGCCGATACCGGCGGCTTTCCGACAGCCGACGACATCAAAGCAGTCACCGATTATCTAAACCGAAAGCGGCCTGTGGCCGTGCGCGATTTTTTCGTGCAGGCACCAGTGCCAGAGCCTATCAATTTCAATCTCGCGCTGGTGAGCGATTCGTTGACGGCGCGCAATCAGGTCGCGACCGCCGTCGACGCTATGCTCAAAGAGCGAGCAATGCCTGCGCATCAGGTCAATGGGCAGCTCGTCGCTGGTACGACCATTTATGCGAGTTGGGTCGCCGAAGCGATCAATCGCGTCACGAATGAATTCGAGCTCGACATGGAAGACCATCCGATGCCGCACAACGGCGCGCTCGCGGTGCTCGGGACGATCAGCTATCCGATACCATGAGCAACGGAGATTTCCCGCCATCGCCGCAACTTCCGACGCAGCTGACTTCGCCTGCATTTTCCCCGCTGCCGCCGCCGCTGCCGAATGATCGTCACATAAGACGCGGGCAAGACGAGTACGCCTGGGCGCTCTCAGCATTGCTACCGCAGGGCATTGCGTGGCCGCGCTGGCCCGATAGCACGCTGATGAAAGTCGTCTATGGGCTTTCGGGCATTTTGGGATGGGCTGACGGCCGCGCTGCTGATCTGCTCGAGCGCGAGTCAGATCCGCGCATAACGGTGGAAATGCTCGATAGCTGGGAGCGGGCTTGGGGCTTGCCTGATCCTTGCTATCCGGCACCGACTAGCACGAGCGAGCGTCAAAAAGCACTCGTGCTGCGAATGACGCTGCTCGGCGCGCAAAGTCGCGAATTCTTTTTGTGGGTTGCGAGCTTTTTGGGATATTCGATAACGATCAGCGAATACCGGCCTTTCATGGTCGGGGTCGACAGATGCGGCGATAATCGCACTATCCAAGCTGATGGCAGCTTGAGCCCTTGGCCGTGCCAGATCGGCTATTCGACCATGCGATTTGCGTGGACGGTTCACTACAAGTCCAGCAAGCTCGTTTGGTTTCGTGCCGGGAGTGGTCAAGCAGGTATCGATCCGCACTTGCGCATCGAGCGCGCTGGTCCGCTCGAATGCATGTTCGAGCGCTGGAAACCAGCGCACTCGCAAATTCTTTTCGATTATTCCGGCGTTGGCGATCCATATGCAGGAACGGATCAGTTTTACATTACGCAGCGCGACAACACCGAAGTCGTGTTGCGCAACGCGACCAACGTCATCGACAGCCGACCGATCACGATCATTTGGCCGCAAGCGCCGACGAGCTTCTATCTCGGCACGCTAGATTTCGCGACGCCGCCCGCAATCGTGGCGATGGCACCGCCTGATCCGCAGACTTCCAATTGGATCAATGCGGTCATCGCGCACGGCGGGACCACGCCGACCGCAGCATATCAAGCGCAAGTCGATTTCCTGATCAAGAATTTGAAGGCCGATGGCATCTGGTCGCAGTTGGATCGCCTATGGCTGTTCAATGGCGATCCGGTTGATACATCGTCTAAGAATCAAGTGGCCGCGCTCTGCGATATCGTGACGACGACCATGGCCACAAACGTCAACGGTTGTCCGTTCACCCCTGGTCGCGGTTTCACTTCATCAGCCGATGGATACAATTGGGGCTACATCAACAGCAACTATAACGCGGTTGTGAATCCGCCGTCCAAGGGCGGTCATTACACGCGCAACAGTGCATTCGTCGGTGTGTGGACAACGACCACGTCAGGATCGCAATCGGGTGTCACTGACATCGCATTTGCTAATGTCGCGCAGGTTCGTGACACGTATATCGACATCAACGATGGCAAGAGCGGGATCACATATCTGGCGATCAACGATGCTTATGCATCGTCTTGGACGTTCGCTTTCAGCGATCCACGCAACTATGGTTTTTGGACAATGAACCGAAGCGGTCCGACTAATTGCCAAGCCTATCGCAACGGCATTCTGGCGCAATTTAGTTCGAATCCGTCGACGCCGATGTTGTCGAGCCCGTTCTCATTCTGCGGCGGTGGCGGTTTCTTTGGTACCGTGCAGGTTCAAATCGGGATCATAGGCGCAAGCCTGAGCGAGCACTTGCAGAATCTGCTCTACACGCGACTGCGCGTCTTTCTGATCGGCATCGGTGAAGACCCCGGAACGCCGCCTGCACCTCCGCGATAAAAAGGAGAAACATATGCGCTATAGTCAGCCGTTCGCCACGCCGACGCCTCCGCTCGGCACCTATCCGAGATATGTCAACGGCGACCCGGTGACAGGCACCGAGGGGTCTATACCTCCAGCCACGGCCTTTGATGAGAATCAAATCGAAATTCTAAACGTAATATCGGGCGTCGGTTTGACGCCGGATCACAACGATCTCACTCAACTCTGGCAGGCCATCCAAAGTCTTATAGGTCAGAAATATATTACTACCCCTATTACCAAGCGCGTGCATGGAGCCGGGGCAGACTTTGTCGATCTCAATGCGGCGCTTAGCTGGCTTGGTCAATACATCATCACACCGTCTGGCTATGTGACGTTCTACGTCGCTGCTGGACGTTGGACTTACACCGTCCCCGTCGAGATCAATCATCCGAATTCCAACCGCATTGCGATCCAAGGCGGCGCACTGCTTGGTGGTTCGCCGACCGGCGGTGACATTGGCGGCGATGCTACGTCGAATATCATTTTTCTGCGCAGCGTCTACGCAACCGAGCTAAGCTTCACCGGCGGCATCGCTGGCTTTCGCATCTTTCGCGTTGGCCCGACATTGCGTTATCTGTTGATTACCGGAAGTCAGAGCGTATCGGGAGGCAATTGGTGGGACGGTCGCGGCATCGATGTCTTTCAAGAGCTCATTATTGACGGGATCGCGATTTGGGGTTTTGGCAGCACCGGCATTTCGATCAACAATGCCATTGTCTATATGTTTTCATCGCTGTCGGCAGTAATTTGTAACTGCGGTGGGGCTGGCAGCGGCGCGTTGCTGCATATCTTGGGCGGCGCTTGGTATTCTCAATTCCAATCGGAGACGATTGTTGTCGGCTGTCCCGGCGTTGGCATCATGATGCAAGGCGGCTGGATGTGGTGCGATAGCTGTACTGTCAAATCATGCAGCGCAGAGGGCATCGTGCTTTATGCAGGCGCGTGCTTGGCGTGGAACAATGCCATGGTGGCGTACAACGGCGGTGCCGGGGTCTACATCGCCGGTGATTCTACGTTCCTCGGTGAGCGCTCTGATTATCTTTACAACGTCTATGGCATCATCATGGATGGCGGGCACGCTTGGGTCTGCGCTTCCGGCATATACTGGAACAACAGCGGCTACGATCTCGTCGTTGGCGGTGGAGCATATTGCAACGCAATCGGTGCAGGTGTTGGCAGTATGTCACCACCGCCAAATCAAATCTCTGGCAACTCCTACATCGCGTATTAAGGAGAGCGCAAATGGCTGACGTAGTAATCGAACCCCCTACTAGAAAAGTGACGACCTATAAGTGCGTCATTCCATCTTGCTCCGTGCAGTGGTCGGTGCCGGGAGCGACGCTTCCAGTTCACGTCCCAAACAATCCTCACACCGATGCCGATTGGACGGCCTACGCCAACACCTTGCCTCCTAATCAGCGCGCGATGTATCCGCGCTTCATCGCAGTTGGCTACACAGTGCCGCCGAAACCGACGTCGATGGCCGAAGCGGAAGCAAATACCATGGCGAGACGACCGCGAGCTTAATGGCCAAGCTTTACTACGCACCCTGGCAGAATCCGTCGTGGCCGCAAGACATGGACATGTCTGCGGACGAGATCGCGCGCGGCGCGCGCGCTGCTTCGCTGCAACGAGCACAAAGCCCCGGCAATCTCGTCTGCAAGCTTGATGGGAGTTGGTCACAAGACAATCCGTTCCATGCCGATAGCTTTTACGCTTGTATGGATTATCGGCACAAAAACGTCATCGGCGACAGAGATCCGTGGACGTATTGGGAATTGATGGACGCGCCGCTGATCGGGCCAAAAGGGATCGTGCCGCCGTTGCCTGTCGGACTCATGGATTGGCAAGTTCGCGCGCTCGCGGGCAAACCGCCGGTTGGCGTTGTGCCGCCGGTGCCGCCGCCTGCGCCAGTCGACGGTCAGCCCGCGAAGGCGCGTGTATGGACGATCATGGTACAGGCCGGAATACGAGAAACGCAGCAAATCGATGCCGATGGGAATTATGTCTACGATTCGCGGGGCAATCCGGTCATGGTGCCGGTGGCGCCAGCGATGTTGGGGGTTACCGGCGGATGGAATGGCTATAGTTGGAGCATGCTCTACTTGCCTGACGTCATTTCGCCGTTGATTGCGCCTTATGACATGCGCGTCACCATCGTGGGATCGTACACGCTCGACCATCTCTATATCGGTACCGCGAACGCCACCGACATTCTGTTAATCAATTTGAATCATCAGCTTTACTTTTGGACCGACAATTCGGGAAATCCGCTGAACCCCAACGATACGAGCGGACAAAAGAGTAAGAAAGTTATTGTCAACTTGGACGACAACGGAAACTTCGTTTCTGTAACGACGCTGCGGCTTGGTTTTGGTCTCGATCCTATAAATGGTTTGTGGATCAGTGGGTACTTTAATGCCAACGGCAACGGCTTGCCCGGAGTGCAATACGGCGATGTCGATCACATGATATTTGATACTTGGGAGACAATGGATCTCGCAGCCAACACTAATCGAGGCGATACCAATGCTTGGAATAATTTGACCGCTTATGCATTAAGCGCGTATCACAATTGGGGATCAGTGCAGACCGATCTCGCAGTGCTGATGGTCGAAGGATTATATGACGAAAGTCAGGTGCCGAAAGGACAACCGACGACTCTCGACACGACGCCCACCAGTAGCCTAATCATTCCGCGACGATCAGTGACTCCTCTCCCGCGAATACTGCCACAGCGCAGGAGATGAAATGGACGGATCGCAGAACGGTTGGCACGGCCGCACATTCGTTCAGCGCATCGATTCGATTGGCATTTATCCGCTGCCGGGCGGCTACGCGTCGCGCATTTGGCTCATGGGCGATTTCACTCTCACCAAGCTTTACATCGGCCCTGTGAGCGCGCGCGATCCTTGGATCGCTGCCCACCTCTATCAGATGTCATTCAATTCTGGTCTGAGCAAAGGCGCGTCGCCAACGGTGGCTGATGACGGTTCTTTCGTTGCTGTGCCGACTGATCCATTGCCATTCGGGCTCGATGCCTCGCGAGGCATCATCATCACCGGCTACATCGATCCCAGCGGCAACGGCATCGTCGCGACGCAATCTCGACAAATGGGGTTTTCCTCGCGCTACGCGCTCAGCGATCTCGCCGCCGATGTCGACAAACGAATCATTGATGCGAGCTCGCCGTACACTGACACGACAGCGCAATACAATGCGATCATCGTGCAGATGTTCGAGGGCTATTACTCGCCGCCTACGCCGTGGTCGACCGGCATCTATACGCCAGCGGGGCTATAGGTGAATGAATTTCTCAAGCTCATAACTCCGAGCGGGATCGCGGCCGCTTGCTTGGCGATCGTCATATTTGCGCTCTTGATGCTTTCGATCTTTGGTCAATTCAACGGCCCTGCTGGTGAGAGAGGCGCGCAAGGCGAGAAAGGTCAGCAAGGCGAGCGGGGCGAAAGAGGCGAAAGAGGCGCAAAAGGCGATTCCGGTCCGCATTGGATCATTCGTTTTGTCGACGGCGAGTGTCGCGCACCGTGCACGATCTCGTGTGAAGCTAATGAACGCATCCTAACCGTTCACGGCATCAATCCCGGTGGCAGTCTAGTGTTTGAAGATGATGGTCGAGTTACCTTTCGGCCGCAAGGACGCGGGACTAGCGTTCGAGTCGTGGTTGCTTGTGCGCCCAAATGAAACTCCGCATCCCCATCAAGATTATTGCTGCTCTCCTCGCGGTGTTCGCGATATTTATTTCTAGCTATCTGACTTCCGCGGCGCAAAGGAAACAAAGAGAGCCATCGCCGGATCAGCAAGAAGAACGGGCGATGGAGCAAAAAAGACCACCATCGATGGTGGCACCGGAAGTCGTGCCGTCGTCAAAGTGGGATGAGCACATGGTTCAATTGGACCTAGAGGCGGTCGATGAAGCCTATAGGGACACGATCTCAAAATTGTTTGCAGTGTGGATGAGAGACCCGACGGGCCAGCCGACGAGAGCCATTGTAGGCGCGCAAGCCGCTCGTCGGGCCTACATCTTAGTCAGGCAGGGACTTGAGAAGCGTGAAGCCGAAATAAAAGAACGTGAGGGAAAATGAACGTCGGCGAAGAAGCAGGCAAGACCGCACGTGGTGCCATCGAAGCGCTCAAAGGCACGCCGATGATTCTCGCGCTTGTGCTTTTGCAGGCGCTCGTTCTCGGAATGCTCGCTTGGTATAGCCACGAGCGCACGAAATCCAACGAGCATTTAATCGCTCTCTTTGAAAGACAATTTCAACACTTGATCCAGCGATGTGATGGCAAATAGCGCCTGATGCCACGCACCGGCCAGATCACGCTCGGCGGCACACTCAAATTCCAGATCGAAGATGAGGGTTATGTGCTCGTCACGATTCGCCACGATAATTTCACCATCACAGCGAAAGGAGACAACATGGCTTATACGCTGGCGTCGAGAATGCAGGTTCACGTCCAAGTCGCCTATCTAGACGCGGCAGGAAACCCGGCCGTCGTCGACGGTCCGGTGGCCTGGGCATCGTCCAATGCAAGCACCATCGACGTGGTCGTTGATGCCGTCGACAGTAGCAAAGCGCTCGTGCGAGCTGTCGGGCCTGTCGGTCAGGCGCAAGTCACGGCGACTGCTGACGCCGATCTAGGTTCCGGCGTTCGCAACTTGGTGACGCCGATGGACGTCACGGTTGCAGCTGGCGAAGCCGTATCGGGCACGATCTCCCCTGTTGGTGCAGCTGAGCCGATCCCATGAAAGTCGCGATAAGCAGTGGCCACGGCCTGTACGTGCGAGGCGCGCGCGGCAATCCCGTGCCGCCGCAGTGCGACGAAGTCGACGAAGCTCGGCGCATCACTGATCGCGTCGCGGATTATCTGCGCGCTGCGGGCGTCGACGTGGAGACGTTTCACGACAACACGTCGCACGACGTCAGCACCAACTTGGACACGATAGTCGCTTGGCACAACAAGAGCCCGCACGATCTTTCGATATCCGTTCACCTGAATTGCTATGACAGCACCGCGCACGGGACCGAAGTCCTGTACACGAGCACATCGGGAAAAGAGATCGCCGGGCCATTGTCGGAAGCGATCTCGCTCGCGGGCGACTTCACCAATCGCGGCCCGAAAGAGCGCAATGATCTGGCTGTGCTCAACGGCACGAATGACGTCTGTGTGCTGATTGAGACGATGTTTTGCGACCATACCGGCGATTGCCAACGGCTGCGCGCACGATTCGAGCCCATCTGTCGCTCGATCGCCGAGACGATCGTCGGTCGCAGCATCGGCGAGCAGCCGCCCGAGCTCCCGCCTGTCGAGCCGCCCGTTGAGCCGCCCGATCGCCCGCCGAGCTGGCGTCCGCCTGAGACGATCCCGATCGAGCAGCGCCCCGTTCTCGAGCGCGGCGACGAGGGCTCGGACGTCCGCGATCTGCAGATGATGCTGCCGCGTTTCCCGATTCGCGACATAGACGGCGATTTCGGGCCGCAGACTGAGAATGCCGTGCTCGATTATCAGCGCTCGCGCGGTTTGGACATCGACGGCATCGTCGGCACGCAGACGTGGAGCGCGCTTTACGCCAACGCCCCGCCTGTGCCGCCGCCTCCGCCCCCGCCCGGCGCATTCACGGAAGCTCAGCAAGAGACGATCAAGCGGATCGCGAATCAAAGTGCGATCGCCGGATACTCCTGGGACGATCGCGGGGTCGCGCCAACGGGCTATATCGAGGGCATGGCGCTCGCGTTCGGGCAGAGCTATCGCAAGCTCATGGCCGATCATCCTGCCGCTGTTCTGATGGCACGCGCCAGGACGAGCTCGGACAAGGATGCGCTCAACATCTATCGCGACGAATACGACGCGCTCGGCATGAACAACTCGACGAGCGGCCCGGACACGTTGCGTCATCTCTATGCGCTCATGCTCGGGCACGGAATGAGGGAGTCCAGCGGGATCTACTGCGAAGGCAGAGACATGTCTGCAGACAACGTCGAGAGCTCGACGGCGGAAGCCGGGCTTTTTCAGACGAGCTATAACGCGGCCAGCGCCAACGACCCCGAATTCGACGATCTGATGGACGAATATCTGCGCGGCGAATCACCGGGCTACGTCGACACTTTCTCGGAAGATGGAGAGATCGAATGCAGCTCGGACGATTGGGACAACTATGGCTCGGGCCGCGGCGAAGATTTCCA